GATGGTATAGAGAATTGTGTACAATACATCCATAATTTCGATCCAGAGAAGTCTAGGAATCCATTTGCATACTTTACTCAAATTATCCATTATGCTTTTCTTAGGAGAATACAGAAGGAAAAGAAACAATTGGATATTAAAACAAAGATAATTGAAAGGACAGGATTTGATGAAGTTATGGTGGTAGATGATACTGCACTTTCTGGTGCTAGTTCAGAATACAATACTATTAAAGATAATATTCAATATAAGACTTCCAATAGATGAAAGTAGCAATCATAACCGATACTCATTACGGTGCAAGGAAAGGTTCTAAACATATTCATGAATATTTTGAGAAGTTCTATACTGATATCTTCTTTCCGTCTTTAGAAGAGCATGGTATAGATACTATCATTCATATGGGTGATATATTCGATAGTCGTAAGTCTATTGATTTACAGACTCTTGAATGGTCTAAAAGAGTTGTATTTGAACCACTTAAGAAGTATAAGGTATATGCTATTGTAGGTAATCATGATTGTTATTATAAGAATACTAATTTTGTAAACTCTCCAGAGTTACTATTACAGAATTATCCAAATATAAAATTATATTCTAAGGCAACTGAGATTAAGGTTGGAAAGAGAAAGATATTAATGCTTCCTTGGATCTGTAGTGAGAACTATGATTCTAGTTTAGAAATACTTAAAAAGACCACCAGTAAAGTTGTTATGGGACATCTTGAAGTTAATGGTTTTAGAGCTACCCGTGGACATATGATGGAAACTGGTATGGATGTTAATATTTTTGATAAGTTTGAAAGGGTATTTTCTGGTCATTTCCATACAAGATCTAATGATGGAAAGATATTCTATTTGGGTAATCCATATGAGATGTTTTGGAATGATGTGAATGATCCTAGAGGATTTCATATTTTTGATACGGAAACCCTTACCCATACTCCAATTAACAATCCTTATAAATTATTTTATAATGTATATTATGAAGATACTCCCTATCAAACATTTGATGCAACTGAATACCATAATAAAATTGTCAAGGTAATTGTTCGTAAAAAGACTAAACCTAAGATGTTTGAAAAGTTTCTTGATAAACTTTATTCAGTTGGTGTTCAGGAATTGAAGATCATTGAAAACTTTGATATTCAAGAAAGTGAAGATTTTGATATAGATGAAGAAGAGAATACTATTTCAATTTTGAATAGATATATTGAGGAATCTGAATTTGATTTAGATAAAAATATTATAAAGGGTATCTTCCAAGATCTTTATCGACAAGCTTGCGAAGTAGAGTAATGTTTCTTTTAACATTAAAAGATAAGAAAGATGAAGGGGCGTATGCTGTTCAAGATTCTGATGGGGATAAGGTATTATTTTTATTTGAAGATGAGGATGATGCTACTCGTTACGCTTTAATGTTAAATGATGATGATCATTACCAAAGGAATATGGATGTTATAGAAGTTGAGGACGAGCTTGCAATTAATACGTGTAAGAGGTATAATTATAAGTACGCAGTGATTACACCTGACGACATCGTGATACCTCCAAAACATGATAACCTTCAAGAAGATTAAGTGGAAAAATTTTCTTTCGACTGGTAATCACTGGACGCAGATAAATTTTCAAGATCATAGTACCAATTTGATCATTGGTACAAATGGTGCAGGAAAGTCAACAATGCTAGATGCATTGACTTTTGTGTTGTTTAATAAACCATTTCGTAAGATTAATAAATCACAACTTATCAATACAACAAATGAAAAGGATTCTTGTGTTGAGGTTGAATTTAGTGTTAATAGTAGGGATTACTTAATTCGTAGAGGAATAAAACCAAATATATTTGATATTGAAGTTAATGGAAATCCCCTTCATAAGGAAGCAGATGATAGAAATAACCAGAAACTTTTAGAACAAAGTATCTTAAAATTAAACTATAAGTCATTTACTCAGATTGTAATTTTAGGTAGTACTAATTTTGTACCCTTCATGCAATTATCTGCACCTAATCGTAGAGAGGTTATTGAAGATCTTCTAGACATTCGTATTTTTTCTATGATGGGAGGATTTGTAAAGGATTCTCTTAGAGAACGTAGAGAACAGATTAAGACTCTTTCATTCAAGAAGGATAATCTAAAAGATAAATCTAGGATGCAAGAGGAGTTTATTGGAGAGATAGAAGAGCAGGGAAGGAGTAATATTGATACTACTGAAGGAAGAATAAAACAATTAACTATTGAAGTTGATACACATCTGGAACATAATCAATTTAAAGAATCTGATATATCTGATCTTATCAAAGAACAAGAGAGTGTTACAGGATCCGATGAAAAGTTAGTTAAACTTAATAATCTTAAAGGTAAAATTAGTCAAAAAGTATCTACTATTACCAAAGAACATAAGTTTTTCACAGATAATACGGTATGTCCTACCTGCACACAAAATATAGAAGAAGAGTTTCGTGTAAATAGAATTGCTGACTCTCAAACTAAAGCAAAGGAGTTGCAAACTGGATATAATGATCTGGTTGAAGCAATTCAAAAAGAAAAAGACAGAGAACGTCAGTTTAACAAACTATCAAAGGAGATTTCTAAACTCAATAATGACATTTCTCAAAACAATACTCGCATCTCTGGTTGCCAACGACAAATCCGAGATCTTGAATCGGAAATTCAGAGATTTACCGAACAACTTGCAAATAGAAATATTGAACATGAGAAGTTAGCTGAGTTAGAAAAAGGTTTACAAGACACTATAGAAGAACTAGCATCTAAGAGAGAAGAGATGACGTATTATGATTTTGCGTATGCTTTACTTAAGGATGATGGTGTAAAGACCAAAATAATAAAAAGATATATTCCATTCATCAATCAACAGGTAAACCGTTATCTTCAGTTGATGGATTTCTATATCAATTTTACATTAGATGAAGAGTTTAATGAAACGGTACAATCACCGATTCATGAGGATTTCTCATATTCATCATTTAGTGAAGGTGAAAAGATGAGAATTGATTTAGCATTACTTTTTACATGGAGAGAAGTTGCTAGGGCAAAGAATTCTGTTAATACCAATCTATTGATCATGGATGAAGTATTTGATAGTTCTCTTGATGGTTTTGGAACGGACGAATTTTTAAAGATTGTTCGATATATAATAAAAGGTGCTAATATTTTTATTATCACCCATAAAACAGAACTTATTGATAAGTTTGAAAATTGTATTAAATTTGATAAAGTTAAAGGATTCAGTAGGATGGTTCAATGAAAATTTTAGTTACAGGTCACAAAGGATTTATAGGAAGTCATGTCTATGAACTGCTAACCACTATTGGTTATGATGTTGATGGTTTGGATAAACCAGATGATATTGGTGATTTTAAAACTGATATAATCTATGATGTTGTTATACATCTTGCTGCATACGCTGCTCTTAGAGATAGCATAAGAAATCCAGATAAGTTCTGGGAAAACAATGTAGTCAAGTCTCAACCTATATTTGAATATTGTAGAAGACATAATATACGATGCTTATATGCTAGTTCTGCTGGTGCTCATGGATGGTGGCAAAATCCTTATGCTATTACTAAGAAGGTGAATGAAATACAAGCACCTCCTAATAGTGTTGGTATGAGATTCTTTAATGTCTGGGCAGAAGAAGGTAGTAGAGAAGATATGCTTTATAGGATGTTACAGGATGATACTGCAAAGTATCTTACAAGACATAGAAGAGATTGGATTCATGTTCATGATGTTGCTAGAGCAATCTGTTATTTGATACCAGATAAGTTTAGGGGTGTGTTGGATATAGGAACAGGTACAAATCATTCTGTTTTAGAATTGGCTATGAAAATGGGTAAAAGTGACCTTCCTATTGTGGAAGATACACCAGGTGAACCAGACAGTTTATGTGCTGACACATCAATCTTGACAAAAATGGGATGGTCTCCTACAATAAATATACTTGACTTTGCAAGCCCATGACCATTAAAACTCATACTATTGAAAAAAAGAATTCTAATCACAATCAAGAGTGGTCATGGGAAGAAACCCCTGAAGTAACTAAAGCACTGGAGACACTCCATGAAAGTTCCAAACTGGCAGCATCATTCCAAGAAGGAACAAAAAAGGCACTTAAAGCCCCAAATGCTGCGACAAGCAAGACAAAGACGTAGACAGTTGATAAAGCGTCTACAGACCTCCCCCAAAGGGAGGTTTTTTAGTATAATAGGTATATCAAACACAAATAAGCAATGACTGTTAAACAAGAAGTTAAAGGACAACTAGCAAAGTTGCTTGCTACTGAAGATTTGATAGTGGAGCATAAGAGGGTAGAAACTGCACAGTTCAATGTTCAGACTCGTGTACTAACTCTTCCTATTTGGGATAAAGCAAGCAATGATGTTTATGATATGCTTGTAGGACATGAAGTTGGTCATGCATTATATACACCTGATGAGGAGTGGTGGGAAGAATATGATATAAATCCAAACTTTGTAAATATTGCAGAGGACGCTAGAGTTGAGAAATTAATGAAGCGTAAGTATGCTGGTATTGCAAAAACCTTCTATAGAGGGTATAATGATTTGAATAACAGTGACTTTTTTGAAGTAGATGGTAAAGATATTAATAGCCTTAATCTTGCTGATCGGGCTAATCTACATTTCAAGATTGGTGCGTTCACTAATATATCTTTTTCAACTCCTGAGAAGGAGATTATCGATTTAATTGCAAATGCCGAGACCTTTACTGAAACCCTATCAGCAGCAGAAGCGTTATATAATTTCTGCAAACAGGAGCTTGAAAAAAAGCAAAAAGAAGAAACTGAACCAAATGCTGGAGTTAGCATTGACGGTGGTGGGAATAGTAATTCTGATAGCAGTGATCTTAGTGAGTCTACCGTTGATCAGTCTGATACTAATGCTTCTGTGGAAAACGGGAGTGGTAGCGATGATAATAATACTAGGGTGGATGCTGGTAGCCCTGTTGTAGAAGAAGTAGCACCAACAAATGAAGAACCACAAGTTGAAACTGCTGATGCATTAGAACAAGCACTTAAAGATCTATCTAATCTAGAAGGTCGTGAAAGTACATACTTTGAACTTCCTAAAGTTGATTTAGAAAAGATCATTGTATCTAATGAGGATATTCATAACAATTGTAATACTCATTGGGTAGATTATGCCAAAAATTCTGAAAGATCTTATGAAGATATTTTCTTTAATGTAGATTCCGATTTTATACAATTCAAAAGAGATGCACAGAAAGAGGTTAATTACTTAGTTAAAGAGTTTGAGTGTAAGAAGTCTGCTAGTGCTTATGCTCGTGCTGCTACTTCTAGAACTGGTATCTTAGATACAAGAAATCTTCATACTTATAAGTTTAATGAAGATCTATTTAAAAAAGTAACCATTCTTCCTGATGGTAAGAATCATGGATTGATCTTTATTTTAGATTGGTCTGGTTCTATGGGTGAAGTATTACTTGATACTATAAAGCAACTATACAATCTAATTTGGTTCTGTAAAAAAGTCTCTATACCATTTGATGTTTATGCTTTTACAAATGAGTATCCACATCATGCAATGGAAGAAGATCGTCATGGTAACTATGTAAGATCACTAGCATATACAGCAAAGTCTGGATTGGCTGCTGTAGGAGAACATTTTTCTCTAATGAATTTCTTTAGTAGTGATGTAAAAGCAAAAGATTTAGATAATCAACTTCTTAATATATGGCGTATAGCATATGCTCATCGTACTTATGGGTCTAGATACTATGATATTCCATTAGGAATGCATCTTTCTGGAACTCCATTGAATGAAGCAATGGTATGTTTACATGAAATTATACCTCAATTTAAAAATAAGAATGGGGTTGAAAAGGTTCAGTGTGTAGTTCTAACTGATGGTGAAGCACATCCACTTTGTTACCATCGTGAAGTACATCGTCCTTGGGAAGATGAACCTTACATGGGTGTAAATCAACTAGGATATGATTCATATTTAAGAAATCGTAAGACTGGTAATACTTACAATTTCAATGGTCATTGGTATACTTTTACTAGAGTATTATTACGTGATCTAAAAGACTCATTCCCAGATACTAATTTTATTGGTATACGTATTCTTGCCAATCGTGATGCAGGATCCTTCATTCGTACTTACTCTTCAGATTATGAAGAAACTGAAAAGTTAACTAAATCTTGGAAAAAGAATAAGTCTTTCTCTCTTCGTTGTGCTGGATATGATACTTACTTTGGATTATCATCTGCTGCTTTAGATAATGATACTGATTTTGAAGTTAAGGAAGATGCTACTAAAGCACAAATCAGATCTGCTTTTAAGAAATCTCTTAATAGTAAGAAGATGAACAAGAAAATTCTTGGTGAGTTTGTAGAATTGGTAGCATAATCAACCAATTAAATAAGTGTCCACTAGGGGTCATATGACCCCTTTTTTATTGCTATACTACGTACATAAATAAGACACCTAACATTATGACTTTTGAACTTAAAATGACTGAACAACAAGCAGTTGATGGATTGAAAGGACTTTATGGATCCGAAATAACTGCTGCAGACATTCGTGCTTTTTGTGCAATGAATGATATCGGTTATCAGACAGTTACTAAGAAGTTATCAAAATATAAAGTATCAAAAGGTAAGTGGAATCTTGAAGTTACCACTAAAGCAGTAGAAAGTATAGAGAACTCATTTGCTGCACCTTCAGTTACTCCTCAAAATTTAGTACCAGAAAAAGATGAAACATTTGTTAAATTTGGACCATTCACAGACGTTAAAAAGATTATACAAAGTAAGCTTTTTTATCCTACTTTTATCACTGGTCTCTCAGGGAATGGTAAAACATTTGGTGTAGAGCAAGCATGTTCTCAACTTAAAAGAGAACTTATTCGTGTAAACATTACTATAGAGACAGATGAAGATGATCTCATTGGCGGCTTCCGCCTTGTTAACGGTGCAACCGTCTGGCATGACGGACCAGTTATTCAAGCTCTCAACAGAGGAGCTATCTTGCTCCTTGACGAAGTTGACCTTGCCTCAAACAAAATCCTCTGTCTCCAATCCATCCTTGAGGGTAAAGGAATTTTCCTTAAAAAAATCGGAAAGTTCGTCCAACCAGAGAAGGGTTTCAACATCATCGCAACCGCAAACACTAAAGGTAAAGGTTCAGATGATGGACGATTTATTGGAACTAACGTGCTTAATGAAGCCTTCCTTGAAAGATTCCCTGTAACCTTTGAGCAAGAGTATCCTGCTCCTTCTATAGAGCAAAAAATTCTTAAAAATTATGCTGCTGCAGTTGGTGTAAATGATGACGATTTCTGTAAGAGATTAGTAGACTGGGCAGATATTATTCGTAAGACATTCTATGATGGTGGTATTGAAGAAATTATCAGTACACGTAGATTAGTGCATATTATCCGTGCTTATGCTATATTCAATAATAAAGCAAAAGCAATCCAAACTTGTACAAATCGTTTTGATGATGAGACTAAGCAATCATTCATAGAACTTTATGATAAAGTTGATGCTGATTTTGAATTTAATAAAGCAGAGGATAAAGCATATGAGTAAAAACAGACAGATTCATCCAAGTGAATATTCTTCTAATGACTATTGGAAGAATGATTTCTTACATGAAGTACACTATAAGAGAGGAAGTAGGCATAATAAGGTTGGTATGTGGATTATGTGGCTTTTCTATGGTATAGTAATTGTACAATTATTACATGTATTTACTGTAATACCATTCTTCCCAATCACTTTTACAATCTTATTGGGATTGGGATTTATTTGTTATGTTGCATGGAGGGCTACATGAATATATGGAAAGATTATAAAGATGTTTTATTCGACACTATAGATCTTCATAACGGACCTGGTAATGTTTGGGCACATTGGGAGAGTAAAGGAACTACTCTCCTTGCTAGAAAGTATAGCAATCCTTATCTTATAAAATCTAGAGAGGTTGAGATATGGAGTGATACTTCTTGTATCTACAACAATATCTTATATCCAAAAACAGATGCTAATGTTCCAACAGGTCTTTTACCTTCTTTTGGTATAGATTTAATGGCTTTCAATGAAAAGAGAGTTATTATAGTATTTGATTTTCAACATCCTGTAGAAAAATTTCTTTTTGGTGTTGAAGATTTACCAAAAGCAGAAAAAGAATATAGATTCTTTGAAATGGGTAATCATTTTTCTGAGAATATCTTTGTTAGGTATTGTAAAATGGAAGAAGTAAATGCTTATCTATCTGATTTTAAAGCATACTTGACTAAGTTCAAAGATATGCTAGAATTGGCAAAACCCACTGGTATTGATACTAGTGAATATAAAGACTTTGATGCTTACATGACCAGACTTGATCCCGTAAGTGGATACCTTAAAGGTAAGTTTGGTAAAGAAAAGGCAGATAGTCTTGTTAACGATTTTCTATTTGAATATGGTTAATTCTTGGAGTTTACTTTACGACGAAATGTACGGACCAGATGATGAAGCGAATCTTAAAGCATGGAAAGAGGAGCAATTGAGACAGGGAAAACCTATGACTGATGATGCAACTGGTATCACAGAGTATCCACCAGAATACATGTACGATCCGAGTTCTGGTTCATATGCACCAGAAGATTTTCCTAAAGATCCTTTATCAGATAATGATGATCAAATTGCACATCATGTAGAGGGTGGTATGGGATATGATGAGTTAAATCTAAATATACATGCAAATTCACCTTATAATGATGGGTGGACAAGACAAGCAGCAAAGGAGGAACTTGCAAAAATGACAGACAGTAGGAACAAGTATCATGAGGATGAAATCATTCAAGATATTAAAGATTATGTATCAGGAACTTATAATGGACATTACACAGGAACTAAGCATGAGTATCGTAATGTTCAGACAATAGACTTGATGGCATCAAGAGATCTTGCATCTTCA